CACTTTGAAACCAAAACCAAGCGAAGACAAACAGGAACGATTGAATAAACTATTAGTAAAACGAACTTTAACCAAAATACCAAATCCAGAAATTGAAAAGCTACAAGCCGAAATAGATTTGTTGAATTATGGAATAGTGTTAAATAGTGTTAAAGTTTGAGCCATGTAAAATTAGTTTTTTATTTTTGGGTATAATTAAAAAACCAATAGACAAAATGGTATATTACTTTAGCAAATGGAGAAAAGAATGGATTGAGTTTAAAAACCAGCCACCGAGTAAAGGAGAATTACTAGCAATGGAAAAATATAAATATCAAATAAAAACCAAATAATTACTAATGTTTAAAATTTATACAAATGCTCAATAGAATTACTGAACGGCTTTTTTGCCAAACCCGTGTTATACGCTGTTTTTCTCGGATTAACTTCCTTTGGAATAAGCACAATAACCTTTACTACTGGTATGAAGTGCGTTATAAATACTCAAATAATGGACACAATATTTTTGATTGGGTAACTCAAATTGGTGTTCGTGAAAGAAAAACATTGATGAATAGTAGGGAAATAAAAAAGATACCAAAGCCACTACATAATGACAAAAAAGTAAAAAGGTTATTATGCAATGGTCAAATGTCTGTAGAAATTATGTGCTACTTGGGTCGGTTCTCAAAATAGCGTATAACAGTTTAATAAATTTAAAAAAACAATAATTATGAGAAGTATCATTGGTTTTATTCCAACACAAAACACAAACGAACTGCACCTAAGAGTTAAGAACCTAACAGGTGACGTGATAGAAATCACAAACAACACTGTAGTAGCCAATTTTGCAACTATGGAAAAAATAGATAACAAAAAAGTTGAGATAATACTAACAGTTATATTTCCTATTAATGAATGTGAACCTTACTTCGTTTCTCAAAACCATATTAAAAGGCACGGTATAAACTTCCATCAATTCTGTATGGAGCTCAAAGGCTATGAAATTTATGATAAAAATAATGAAGTACCTAAATGGGAGCTATTCTGGGGTAATATTTCTATTTATGATATTTTTGGCAAAAATAGCTCATACACAATTAAAGACAGACCTGTTAATTTAATTACAACATGAAAAACATACACGTATTATCAACGGACAAACCAAGTAGGTTATGGGTAAATAATCTAAGAAGAAGACTAGAATTAGATGAATTTTATTCTAAACATCAAACCAATCTTGCAAAAAACATCTACATTACTAATGATGAATTGATTAAAGATGATTTTAGAGGTTGGTTTATTGGTCAATGTGGTTTCCATAAAAAATGTGTAGATACGAAAATAATTAATAATGAATTATATTTGTTAGATTATTTAGGAAATACCGACAGGTTAATTTGGTGCAAAAAGATAACTCTAGCAACAGACCTAGATTTGATTGCTGATGGAGTACAAGCTATTGATGATGACTTTTTAGAATGGTTTGTTAAGAATCCAAGTTGTGAGTATGTTGAAGTTGAATCTTTAAATATTGGAGATGGTAAATTAGGTTATGTTATTTGTAAACCAAAAGAAGAACCTAAACAAGCAGAAATAGAACAGGCAGCAATAGAATTAGTGCAAGACGGAACTATTGAGGGGTATTATGACACTTTTGCTTATTATGAAAAAAAAGGAGTTGTAAAGGGTATTAAATGGCATCAAAAAAGAAGTTATACAGAGGAAGAAGCTGGCGAATTAGTTTATAACATCATTGGAGAATATGCTAAAGAATATGGCATTACGATAGATGGTGCTAAATTAAATGATTTGTTTAACCAATTAAAAAAAACAATAATATGAGAAAATCATTCTTACAATGGCATTGCGAAAATGGAGGCGATGTCTGCCGAATTGATGGCTATTCACACGAAGAACCAAAAGCACCAAGAGAAAAAAACCCCAATTTAAAGCAACACAATTACAAGTTCATAAATCAAATAGAGGTTGTTGATGCAGAAATAGTTGTAAATAAGCAAAATAATTAATACTTTTACAAATTATGAGAAAGATAATATTAATTTTTTCAATACCTTTGATGGCTTTTCAATGTGAATCGGATGATGTAGTAATACAAAACCAATGCACAACGTGTTTTAATGAAATTGTTTGGTTTAACAATGGTGTTGATACTGTATTGATAGAGCGTACAACAGCACCGATGTATAAATGCGAACGATGGGGTTTAAATGATAATTATGCAGCAATTCCAAATAGTGAGTTTTGGAGTAGATATAAATGCGAATAGGATGGCTAGACTAACAGAATACAATTTTGATTTATGTTTACTGATTTGCGAGGAAGTTGCAAACGGAGATAATATAATGCGTATTCTTGAAAAAAACAACAATTACCCTAGTTGGAGTACATTTAGACGATGGAAGCGTGATAATGAGGAATTACGAACGTTGTATATAAACTCACAACAAGACAAAGCCGAAGCCTTAGAAAAAGAAATGGATGATTATAGAGATATGCTTATATCAAAAGAAATTGACCCGTCAACTTATAACACTTTAGTACAGACTTTAAAATGGAAAATGGCTAAGTTTTATCCTAAAGTCTTTGGAGAAAAAACAGATATCACAAGCGGTGGCGAAAAAATACAATCAGCACCAACTTCGATACAAGTTGAAATAGTGAAAGCCAATGAAACTACAAGCGACAGCAGTATTTCAGAATAATTGGGATGCTTTACAATCAGGAAAATATAAATATATTGTCAATAGTGGTTCTTCACGGTCTTCAAAAACCTTTTCAATTATTCAAATATTCTGGTTATTAGCGTGGACTAAACCTCGAACTAAGCTATCTATATTCCGTAACACAAAAAAAGATTGTAAGGATACTATATTGCAAGATATGCTTAAGTATTACCCGACTTTGCCAAATTGGAACGATGTTGTTTACAATAAAACAGAAAGCACTCTTACTTTTCCAAATGGTTCTACTATTTTTATTGAAGGAACGGAGGACAGTTTGAAAGTTCATGGATACCATTCGGACTATCTTTGGTTTAACGAGGTTTATAAAGTGCCTTTAGAAGTATTCAATCAGTTAGATATGCGGTGTACGACGGCTGTATTTTTGGATTATAATCCTATTGGTAGAATGTGGAGCGATGATTTAATGATAAGAGATAATGCAATAGTAATACACTCAACTTTCAAAGACAATCCATTTATTCCTTTAGAGCAAAAAAAGAAAATATTAAGCTATGAGCCAACACCTCATAACATACAACAGAAAACCGCTGATATTTATCTTTGGACTGTTTACGGTTTAGGTTTAAAATCAGAAAAACCAAATCGTATTTTTAAAGGGTGGGAGATTATCAGCGAAAAGATGTTTAACGATTTACCTTATACAAAATATTATGGTTTAGATTTTGGAGCTTCTGCTCCAACGGCTTTAGTAGCAATGAAAACCGATGGTGATAAATCCTATTTCTTACATGAGATTTTATATAAACCACTTAACGAAATGGAAGGTACGTTATCAGAGGAACTTACTAAGTTAGGGATTGAAAAACATATCGAAATAATTTGTGACAGCGGAAACGAATTAAATCAGGGTGAAACTCGTAAACTTAAAAACGCTGGTTTTAATGTTATACAGGCTAACAAAGGTCAGGGGTCTGTTGTTTCTGCAATAGAAACGATGCAAAAGAGTAAAATATATTACACCGCATCATCTTTAAATTTACAAGAAAATTATGAGCAATACAGTTGGAAGGTGCATCAAGGCATTCAATTAGATATACCAGAAGAAACTAGGGAGGATTTAATTGATGCATCAAAATACGTTATAAAATGGTATTCAAAAACGAGAGGCTTAAGCTAATTAGAAATAAACACGAAAAAATTTGTTTATAATTAAAAAAAATGTTATAAGTTTGCAACAATAATCGATGTGAAGATGCATCGTACACAAATCGAATGAACGTAAATACTAACTTTTTAAGTAAAAGCCTTAGTCAATTAAGTTTGATTAAGGCTTTTTTTATTATATGACAAAATCATTTTCAATACTAGGGAGGGAGATATTTAGAGTTGAACGCAATCGTTTAGGAGAATTTACCTATTCGTTTATGAATAGTGATACTTTTCACGATAATGGAAAGTATTTAAAATTATCTTTAGAAAACCCAGTATTGATGACAATCATTGCTTTGCGTTCAAAGATTTACTCACAAATGGAAATAGTCCACGTTGATAGCAACGGTAAAGAAATCAATAACAGTGAATTTGTAAAAAGACTTTACCAGCCTAATTACTTTCAATCTAAAGAGGATTTCTTTTTTCAACA